CCACTTCGTGGTCGCCGCCGCGCTGTCGCTGATCGTCCCGATGTCAGGAAAGAAGTTGTTGCGGGCGCAGTTGATCGACCCGTTGGGCTGCGTGATGTTCGACAGCAGACTGAAGTTGCTGCTGTTCGTGCGGAACGAGAACGAGAACGGATCAGCACTCGTATCCGCGAACTCGATACGCCACGCGATGGACCACTTCTGGCCTGCACTTCCGCCCTGGTATGGCGAATCAATCTCCTCGTTGATCGGACCCGTCAACTCGATGTAGAGGTCTGGGGCCTGACCAAGCTCAGCACCACCAGCAGAGAACTGCTGAGAATAGCCGACCCTTGGGGTGTAGCCGTTGTCTTGGTAGGTCACGGTTCGCCAACTTCTCTCCAGCCATGGGACCGCCATGCTTCTGGGCCGTTATTGCGAGCCTTGACGTAGAGCGCGCCGCCCTCCCTAACGTAAGAAACGATCACGTAGCCATCGCCAAGCCTTTGCCCATAGTTGTCTACCCGAAGCGCCGCATCCCACGGCCCGCCGACGCTGAATTGAAGATTGCTCCATCCGTCACCATTGTCTTGCGCCACAGCGTCGAGGTTGTCCGGAACTGTTCCGACGCCATCCGCAGGAATGTTGCTGTCGGTATGGGTAACGAGGACTTGAGGCCATCGAATGTCTCCAAGCTGGTTGCGCCGTGCTTCCAGTTTTCCTTCGAAAGCATCTAGAAGCTGATCAAGCCAAGCGTCCGCTGCTGCCCTACTCATTCCGGGTAGCTCCTTCCAGATCCGCCGTTGTACATGTCTTCTCTCCAGTTGCTGTCTTTGGTCCCGCTAAATACATAGAACTCGTCAAACGCACCATCGGAATTCAGCGAGTTCTGCCATCTCCCAATTTGAAAAACGGCAGCATCGGAAGAGACGCTCGAAATTGTTGTTGGCCCAGCCGTAGCAGCCCCATCATCCTTTGCCCAGTACGCCTTCCCATCACTCGGATTCCACCACAGGGTGTACATATGCCAGTTGGTGTCTGGAAAGGTTAGGCCAGCAACAGAGGCATTCTTGCTGAAACTCTCCCAAACGAAGAACATCCCGCTCACGAACGCAAACGTACGCAGCGTCCCATCGTCCTTGCCGAGCCGAAATTCCTGGGTGCTCTTCTTGTACCAGAAGTTCAGAACAAAGCCGCCGGAGCCGCTCACATCTGGACCGCTGGAGTGAGACAGGTACTCCGTATTGGCGGTAGCAACATCGGCAGCCAGACCGACAACTCCAGTGGTGCTCGGAGTGGTATTCACGTCAGTCAACTCGTAGATGCCGAGTACATCTGCACGGGGTACAGGCCCAGAACCGTTGCTCGACTCGTCCATCTTCCAGCCGGCGACGAGGTTATCCCACCGCGAAGGCCCCGACGGGACGAAGTAGCCCCGCTGCTTGTAGCCACTAGCCGGGTTGTACCCGTTGTCTTGGTAGGTCATAGCCCGAGGGCGTCCTTCCCTGCATCGTAGAGTGTCTGAACTTCACCCTCCGTGAGAGCAATCGAATAGACCCTGAGGTCTTCGACTACATGAGGGCCAGCAGTCATGAAATACGCACACTGGAGGTTGGGCGTACCGGACGTGTTCCTTGGACCAGTCCAGCTAAGCTCCGACCCCGTTGCTGATGTCAGTGCCGCTCCGTTCGTTCCCTGGTACAGGATCAGCGTGTCCGACTCTTCATCCCAGGTCATGGCCGCGAAGTTCCAAACGCCGTCCGTTGTGATCTCGGTGCCGTCGGCACGGATTGATCCAGCCGCCCCGGAGACGATGGCCCGGAAGTAGTTGGATGTGTCGCTGTGGATGAACTGGATCGCATTATTACTCAGCCGGTAAGTCATGAGATCCTTGTTGGTAGCCCCAAACTTGAACCAAACCGAAACAGTGAAGTTGTCTCCACCATCGAGGTCTGACACGCTCACGCTGGAGATCAGGAGGCTGCCAGCGGTCGATGACACCGAGACGGCGTTGTCGAAGACACCGGCAACAAACGATGGGGAACCAGTTTGGGGTGCCCATGTCCAGCCAGAAGCTTCTACGCTATCGTCATATGTGTCATCGAACGTCCAACGATGCATCAGTGAGGCGGCGATATCCCCAGATGGACGCCTGAACTGCTGGTGATACCCAACACGAAGACCAGGGCTGTAGCCGTTGTCTTGATAGGTCATGCGGTCCTACTCGTTGGGGTTCTCCAGTGTGCCTGGATCGTCGTCGGCCACGCTGGGTTGCTCGTCTTCGTCGTCTTCCCAGTCCTCATCGAGAATCTCTGCGTCTGCCGCGTCCTCTGTCAAGAGTTCGAAGTGAGCAAGGAACTCCTCGAACTTCTCGCCACGCAGAGAAACGCTGTCGAGGACAGGGGCGTTCTCTGCCGCGCCGTCTCGGATCAAGATCGTGAACCCGTCATCTTCCTTCTCGAAGAACAACTGCTTCACCTGAAATGCCATCATCGCCTCCCCAGGTCGAGCGTCTTGACTCGACCTCTTTTCTCATCGAACTTCTGTGTTCCGAACTGGAGACCTTGTTCCCTCATCAGTTGTCGTCTCTCGGAGCGACTGGCGATTGGGACGCCTCTGATGCCTAGCTCGTTCACCGAGGTGCAACGCGGATCGTTGCGGTCTAGCAACTGCACATCAACGTATGGCTCGAAGGCGTCATCGAAGCCAGTCATCGGTCCATGATCCGATGGGCTGCCCTTGCAGAACGGGAAGTCTCCAATCCCGTACTCTCCACCACACTTCTCGCACCTAATCTTCTGCTGGCCCACTTAACCCTCCTGAGCAGGAGCACCTGGGGCCTCAGCCGGTGGTCCGCCTCCAGCGCCCTGGTTTGGCTGTGGTCCTCCAGGCATCGGAGCAGTTCCAGTCTCCGCTGGGGCGCTGCCGCCGCCGCTCATCATCTGCTCCATCATCTGCATCATCTGGTTCATCATCATCTTGTTCTGCAGAGCTACGGAGATCGCCTTCTGGTCGGCAGCGTTGCGGATGCCCATCATGTTGAGCATGACCTTCAGAAGCTCAGGCGACAGTGCGAGAAGTTCGCCGACACCTTCGCTCGACAGCATGTTCAGGGCCTGGAGAATGCGAGACGCATGCTGCGCTTCTGAGGTAGGGGACAGCGACTCGATGTCAGCGGTGACATCCCACCTTCCATCGCCAAACATCTCTTCGAGGTCAACCGGGCCGAGTTCCTTGCGGTCCTCTTCTGTCGCTGTTGCTGCGCTGATCTGAGCCGCAAGGTTGATGACGTCCTGCGGCAGGGGGTTCTTGATCTCCTGCAGGCTCTTCGCGATCTGCATCGCGTCCATAGCGAGCATCGGTGAATGAGGATCGGAGTTGATCAGCACCCAGATCGGAAGCGTTGCGTGCTCGACAGCGACCTTGAGAAGGCCCTTCGAAACGAGCGCGAGCCAGTCGGCAATTTCCTGCTGCTCGTAGGACGAGCGAACGTCGCCGGACTCTTCGAGCGACTGCACCTCGGTGGCTGTTGGAGCGCCGCCGCTGGAGCGCGTCAGACGCGCGGTTGGGGACGAGGCGGCCTGCTCGGTGAAGCCGGACTCAGCCAGGGCCAGAGTCTTGACCGTGGTCTCTGAGAAGCTTGGCTGCTGAATCGCCGAGATCGCCTGCATGTTCCCGTTCTCAACGGCGACGAACGTGCCGAACTCGTCGGTCTCCAGCTTGTCAAGCTCCTCGTCTGTGAACGCACCCTTGTCGAACAGGTAGCGCGGACGCGTGCCCTTGCGTACGAGACGCAACCATTCGCGGGCATCGTTGAACTCGTCCTGCTCCACCAACTGGCCGTGAACTGGAGGAAGCGGGTACCACTCCCCTGGCATGATCTCCAAGCGCAGCGGGAAGATGGGAAGCGTGTCGTAGGGTTCGGCCTTCAGGAAGTACTCGTGGCCTTCGGCCATGACGTAGCGCTTCTGCTCGCGCAGATCCCAGACCTTCCAGACCCGGACCATGTCTGGCGGGACTTCTTCAGGCTTGTCCGTGCCGGCCATCGGTGCGAGGTCCGGGTCCATTCCGGTCTCGCCGCCCTTCATCTTTCCGCTGGCCTTCAGGTTCTCTGTGTTCTGGAAGGAATCTGTACGCTTGATGTCCGTGACGTACATCCACTCCCAGTAGCCGATCCAGTCCTGGGTCTCGGTGGAGGCTCGGTCGTTCGTTGCAACGAAGAACTGGCGGGCAGGGATGTGCTTGACGTAGAACTGTTCCGCGTTTGGAACCTCTTCCTCGTCCTGCAACTCGGCCGCGAGATCTTGCTCTTCTGGAGGAACCGCTGGCTTCGTCGGTGCGCCGTCATAGGGCAGAGGGATGTCCAACTCCTTCGCGACATCCTCATTCTCGATCAAGGGCGATGGCCCAGGATGGAACGGGTTCTCGTCCCAGTCGGCTTCGTACCCGACCTCCACGACGCCGAAGGCCCAGTGCGCTTCCTTGAGCGCCATCATGCACTCTTGCTTGAAGCGCGTCTCTGGCATTCGGATGATCGTGTTGATCGTGTCCTGAAGGAGCATCGCACGGTCGTTGATGCTTCCCTCTGGGGTGTCCTCGCGCCCGCGCGAAGGGCGAATGCGGATGTACGGGTGGTAGTAGAAGATCGTTGGGATCTTCGCCTTCATCGCTGACAGGATCTTGTTGATCTGGTAGCGACGGTCACCTTGGGCGTCGTACTCGTCTTCGCGAGCACGCTGGAAGCCACGTACGTAGTCGTGCGCCTTGTTGACTTCGTAGTTCTGTTCCCACTTCTTCTTGGCTTCCTTGGCTTCCTTGATCCGCTTGAAGCGGCGACGGACCTGTTCCTTCTGATTCTGTTCGGACTCAGGGCCGTCCGGCTTCTTGATGCCAAGGGCTCCGGCAAGGGCAGAGACGAGATCGCTCATGAGGTCATCCTATCCTAGTAGCCTCCCCCTCGGCTCTTCCAGGCACCCCGGTCGATATACCTCTGTGGCCTTCTCGGGGTGGCCGTCACTGGGGGGACTGTCATCACCACTCGGCCATCTGGTTTAGCGTACGCCTTGAACTCGCGTTTTGCAGCTACCGGGCTCGCGGGCAGAGGCCGACTATTCACAATGTACCGGACGCAGTCGAGCGCGTGGTCTGGGATTGCTGGGTCTCGCTCGTCTCCGTAGATCGGCTTGCCGTCACTCTCTCCGACCTGAAGTCTCTTCGCGGCACGAATCTCCTGCATCGTCCTGACGCAGCCCTGGGGCCATTCCATTCCGCGCTTGATGAAGTAGAGGTGCGGCGCGCCCTTTTCTCCTGTGATCGGGTGAACGTGGTTCGGATCGATCTTGAGGTACTGGCGCAGGCGCATGCGCGAGAGTTCCTCGTTGTTGTCAGCCGGCTTCCAGTAGATCGCTGTGTCCTGGCCCTGGACCTGGGACGTGATGATCCTTCGGTCGCTGTACTCGTCTGCGACAGACCAGCGCTTCTCTCTCTTGTTGAAGCCGGAGATGCCGCGCGTCTTCGCGAAGATGGATGGGTCGGCGAGGTTCTGTCGGACCGTGACACCCTTCGACATCTGCGCGATAGCCATGCGGTGCTCCTCGATACCGAACTCTCCAGTCTCTGTGATCCCGGCTTGGTAGTACTCCTGCCAGATGAAGATGTTGTTCTCGCCATCTACTCCCCACCACAGGCAGCACGTCGGAGCCGAGTCGCCGTGGTCGAGCACGCGACCCAGGTTCATGTTGTTCTGGATGTTCGCCATGAGGATCGGATCGAAGTCCAGTAGCGACATCTCGTCGATGCGGAAGAGGTGCCCCTTCGACCGGACCCAGACGCCGTGGACGAAGCGCTTGATGTAGTCCTCGTCCTGTTGCATCAGGAACTCGATGTTCTGCTCGCCAGCGAACTTGTTGCTCGTGGTCGGCAGCGTCAGCGAGCGGTAGCCCTGCTTCGAGTACTTCTCGTGGAACAGCTTTGACTCCGGGGAGAAGCGCTGCCACAGCCAATGAAGCTCTGGGTCTCCATCCTCGGACGGGTTCGCCGTGAGCATGATGCTCACAGGAGGCAGAGGGCGGCCGGTTCCCTTCTCTCGCCAAGGCCAGTGCTCTGCTCCTCCGGCCTGTTCGATCACATGAGCAGGAACCTTGGCGCCCTTCCAACGACCAAGACGACCAAGAAGGATGTTGAACGTCGCATCCTGCATCTGCTCGGCCTGATCTAGGATGGCTGCATTGATTTCGAGACCGCGAAGCACGGTCGCGCTGTTCGGCTGGTCGAGGTAGTGGAAGACGAAGCTCGATCCGTTGTTGAGTACGACCTCCTTCTCGGAGGAGGACTTGACGTACTCAGGCTTCAGCCACTGGTCGAACGACGGACGAGTGGTGAGCTTCATGTCTTGGAACGTCTTCCTGAGGACAGCGACCTTGTAGCCAGGGAAGTTCTCGCACAGCATGAACATGTGCAAGATCGCAGCGGTAGTCTTACCGCTGTTGAATCCGCCGATCAGAAGGAAGGGTGTCCCTGGAGGGGCTACGACAGCCTGCTTCTGCAGGTCTGAGCAGTAGTCGAACTGAAGTGGGCCGCCTAGCGCTTCTTCAGGAGTCAGGATCCCCG